TTCCAGATTGAGCAAACCTAAACACTGATCCAAAAGGATATGGTCTTTTTACATTTGCCTTATCGTTAGTGCTATCATAATAAAACTGGAAGAATAATTTATTGTTTATAATATATGATCTTCTTAATCCACCTGGTTGATTGTTCTGTGTTTTTGCTACACTTGCAGATCCACCATATCTATTTTGTATGATGCTGTATAATTCTGGGTAGTCACGAATGAATAGTTCTTTTCCATCACAATATAAGTGCTGTGGATATGTGTACTCTGGTTCTTCTGATGCTAAGTTAAGATCAGCAAAGACAGGAAGAATCGTTCCGACAGGAGCATGGTTACCAGTCTTATCGGAATAATAATTAGCGTATGAATTCCTGTATGTTGCCATCTTAATATTTAATTAAAAATTCTTGGACTAGAAATGGTTGTATATAACCATCTGCTTTGTTTTCTGCGTTCACATCAATGTTAAGTGTTGATGTTATATTACCACCAGGAATGTATGCTGGTTGTGTCTTGACTTGATATGTATGTGGTTCTTGATTGAAAGGAACCAAATGTTTGTGTATACATTCATTACCAAACTCTTCTACGTCAGTAACAATATTATTAAGAGCACCATATGAAACAGTGTTTGCTGTTCCATCAAATGGAACTTGAGTTGCTGCTGATACTAAAGATGGTGTATAGTTTGGAACTAATGATGCCCATGCATTATTACCACTGATACTAGAGTCAAACTGTGTACAACTAGCACCACCAATACCACATCTATTTTCAGTTTTACATGACATCTCACCATTATATGTGATGTTACCACATTGTCCTGATCCAGCACCGCCAGGTACATAGATTGGAAATCCTGTGCTTGCTTTTGTACCTAGAGTTGAACATTCAAATTGTAATAAAGTCCCTGTTGGTATACCAGTTCCTGCGGGATCTAGCTCAGGAATATCACCAGGTATCAAACACTTAGATGTCTGGTCAAAGTTACAACCTGACCAACAACCACCAAACCATGTGTGAACCTCAGGAGGAGGACTACTGAAGAATCCAAAACATGATACTGTTATAACTCTCTGTTGTCTTGCTGCAACTATCGCTGATGCTGCTGCCTGACATAATGGTTGTTTAGTGTTGTTTACCCATGGCATGATACACAAACTAGACTTAGATGTGTATGAGTTTCTACCAAACAAACCAAATTCATTTGTTGATGATGCAGTCCTTGACCTTTTACCATCATGGAAGTGAGCATGTGGTTGGAATGCAGTTGCTAATACTTCTGTCTCTTCTGTGTAGTTACCACTAGACTTAGTGAAACCAGGTTGTCCTGTAATTTCAATTGTCTGTGATGGTAGGAAAAAATTACCTTGATACTGTACAGTAAATGTAGTACCAATATTACTGGTTACATCTAATCCTACACCAGATTTAGTTATCTCTACTCCTGCATCATTGTCCAAATATGTGTCAAGATAAGTTCCTAAGTTTGATGAGAATGATGTCTTGGTAGACTTTGCACTAAGATCTGGTACTTGAAATTGATTATCAAGTAATGTTGTGTCTGGTTTTTTATATCTACAATTTATCCCTGTGCCTAATATCGTAGCAAGTTCTGGAAATACTTCTGCCTGATAAACTGCACCATCACATCTCAAATAACCAGCAGGAAGAGTTAGTGCTAAAGTGGGATCCTCTGGGTCTGATGATGATAATTGATTCGACCAGTTTATAATAGAACCAGTAAGAGTTCCTAATTTTCCCTTTTCTTTTGAATATAATACTGCCATTAGTATGCTCTGATGATATACAGTACGACTAAGGATGGTGTGTTAGGATTAACCTGTACGCTCAATCCTCTGTCTACATCTATTGGTTCTAAGTTTCCAGTAGTCATATTATTTATGAGTATAGTGTTAGGTAAATTCATTTGTCCTAACGTCATTGCAATATCAATAGTGAAGTGATTGTGAGATCCTAATGAGTTAGCAGTGAATGCATCACCACCATGATTCAATGTGGTAGGATATGGAAAATCTCTACCAACTGCCTCTGGAGGTACGCCATAATAATCTTGCTCATCAGTAGCTGGAGGAGTTGCACCATTACCTCTTCTTGCTAATGGAACTTGATCAGATACATAATAGTTTCTTTGTCCTAAGTATGTGCCAGGTGGTGGAAATGGAGCAGTGACTGCTGGTTGCTGCACTGGTACAATACATGAGTTATCATCTTGATATGAAACTGTTTGTCCATATGCCTGTACTGTTCTAGGAACTGATGGCACTTGTGGAATTACGTTAGAAGCATTACCATAATGGCGATGAGTATTCAAGTTTGGAAGTGAGTCAACAGCAGGGTCATATGCAGTCCATGTAACTACACCAGGATCATATCTGTCTGCCAATGGTTCAGCAGCGGTAGCACCCGTATCAGATCCCGTTGTATATTCTGAACTTGCAACCTCAAAATATCCAGCATCAAATAATCCAAGATAACCACCACCTATCTCTACTGATGGATAAAAACCATCTGGTGGTCTTGGGTGTGTATGTGTTGCAGTATGTTCAACACCTAGTTTTCTAGGTATAGTTCTAATAGTATCAAAATATGATGGAGGTTCAAGAGTAATACCTTTTATCTTTCCTGCTAGTTCAGACTCAACTTGTGCTTGAAATTGTACATCAATATATGATAATACATTTGTTAGTGGTTGCTCACCCTCAAATCCATTCAGTGAAACATAAGATCCGATAACCTGTAATTCTTGTGCACTCAATAGATTACTCTCTAAATCTATAAGTGCTTGTTGATTTAGTGTTGGTAAATTGAATACATCGTCATCATTATAATTTGGATATGAATTTGATATACCAACGAATGGTTGACCAGTCTCTACTACAGGACCGTATAGATTACCCAATATCTGTGCCAATAAAGGATAATCTTTTGCCTTGAGTTGAGCACCATTACAGACAACCCAACCTTTCGGTATTGCGTCTGGAGACAGTGCTGACTCACTTGTACTACCAGTCCATGGCATTATTGTACCTATGGGACTGGCTTTCTGTGCTTTTATACGGTTGTAACTCGGCATTTATTATACCTCCATTAACCACCAACCTTGTACGCTGGTTGGGATGCCTATTTGATCATTACTATCAACTCCTCCAAGATATACTAATGCGAATGCTGCATTAGGAGTCTGAACTACAAGTTCACCAGATGGATATGGAGTTAATCTATCTCCAAATAGTGTTCCTGTTGAATCACCTTGTATTGGTGTGCCACTAGTCTCAGGAGTTCTAATAACCAATGTTGTATCATATTTCAAGTTACCACCTACATCAATCATTCTTACAACGTCACCTGTTTGTGGTGCTGTTGGTAGTGTAACGATTAATGTTTGTGTATTTTGAACATTGACCATGTATATTATATTTGCAATCAATGTTAGATCTGCTTCTGGTGATGCTGCGGATAAGTATCTTGTATGTCTTGCACCAGTTGATGTGGTGAAGTTTGTTAATCCGAATGCATCAATCGAACGATCTTGCTTGATAGTGTATTCACTACCACCATTTATACCTAGATTCTGTACTGAGAATACATCTGACTCTGTTGGTGATGCTGATGCAGTACCTGTAATTGTCAGTGTATTTTGAGCAGTTACGTTACCTAAGTTATCAACTGAGAATGATGGTGTGCATTGTAATGTTGTGAGAACGTTTTCTGGGCAGGATGTTGGATATAAGAAGAAGTCTCCTCTAGCAAGTACACCAGCATCCCAATACAATAGACCTGAGTGATCAGCATGTCCATCATCATTAACAAACTGGAATAGTTTAGTCTGTTTAACACTATCGTAGATAGTAAAGTTACCACCAGCGAGTGTTAGATTGTCAGTTACCTCTAAACTACCATTTCTGTATGACTTAGCACCATCACCAATTTGCTCATCCATTATTGAAGTATGAGTCTTACCATATAATCTGCCTTGTACGATTCCAAGTGTCTCAGTACCAGTAGATGTATTGCTAAATCTTAACCACTGTCTGTAATCTAGTTTCTGCTGTGAGATATATCCTCTCTCTAATATTACAGAGAGATAATCAATATTTACACCAGAAACTAATCTTTGTCTGATCTGAGCATCAACCACTAGAGATTGTCTCTCATGTTTGATAACTCTTCTAACAACATCAGCTTGCTGATGATTCATGGTGACTGTGCCTTCCTGCTCTCTTGTTGCAGTAATCGTAGTCGTTGCATCATCAACACTAATAACTGTCATGAATTCAATCTGACCAGTGTTGTTTGTGAATGATGTTAGAGGTCCTACAGCAATTAAGTCTCCTATCGTAAACTTACCAGTTCCTTCTCCAAGAGACTGAACCGCTAATTGTATTACAGATGAACTAACAGAGGTAGTTGATATAATAGTTGTACTAGGACCATTACCCTGTATTGTCTGTGGATCTGCGTAGTAACCATATACAATTATGTCATCTAAATTCAATTCTGCTGGTAAGTTAGCATTTGTAAGAATGCCAGCAGCACTTGACCATGCTAAGTTAACATCAAATCTACCAGCATGTGTACCAATCGTTGTTGTGCCTGAGCATGTATCAACATCGAATGTGGTATTTGCTGCACCATCAGTTGCAGTTATTCTTTCGTTTCTACTTACCTTGAATGTAGTTCCAGTTACTGCTTGTGCACCAATAATAACATCACTTAAGTAAATAGCACCACCAAACACAAAGTCAACAGCAGTGTCTTGTGCTATCTTGAGTGGTGATGAATCTGTAATAACAGATAGAACATCGCCCTTCTTAATATCAGCAAGTGTTTTGCCAGCAGATGTAACATTTACATTTGTAATTACTCTTGATCCAGCAGCAGCATCACCTAAGAATGTAATATCACTTAGAGTACCACATCCACCAGACATATTGAGTGATGAATTGATTGTAACAATAGAACCAGGTACGGCTGGGTTACCAATTTGTACCTCACCTGTTACAGAGTTAACTTCAAATACATCTAAGTCTGGATCAGCACAATTAGAAACTCTAAACTTCTGTACTTGCTGATCTAATGATGTAATAACCTTAATATATTCTGGAACTTTTGGTGAATCATCTCTGTCAACAATGATGTAATCATTGCTTGTTAGATTACCACCAAACTCAGATAGGTATACACTATCAGTTGCACTACTATCATTGTCAAGTGCTTGTTCTGTCCATGTAGCATCAAACTGTACATTAACTTTGTATATTGGTGTAGTATCAACGTGATTACTTAATACACCACCAAATGCAC